CTATACGGTATAGATATTGCTTCGCTGGCCCACTTGTGTATGCTTTTGTTAGTGTCGCAAAAGTTCATGAAACTCCATTCCCATGAACTACGATAGGTAGGCAATTTATTCCCCACATATTTTTCGGGGTGTTTCATTGTAAACTTGCCTTTTGCGAACTTGCCGGCCATATCACACTAGTATATTGCGGGCTTCAAATGTGTTAGCTACTGTTGCAACTCTATAGCCCAAAAGACTGGTTTTTTCTCTGCTGGCATTTAAAACTTGTGCAACCACTTGGCTCAATTGAACATCCGTTAATCCCTTGAGTTTGTCCACAAGTTCAAATACGTCAATGCCGTCATTACGTGCCTGGTTCAACAGTACAATTGCTGTTGATGCCGCACTAGTTTGGTCAAAACCACGCTTGGTGAAAAAGCCCACAGTTGCGTCAATTTCAGCAGCTGGAAAACTTATTTGGTTAACAAAGAAGTTGTCAAATATTTGACGAACGTCTCCATTTTGATTGCTATTTGGTGGTAAATTCGATGCCATGTTAGTCCTTATTTAGGAAATGTAAATCCTTGCAACCCACTGATCCCGTTGGGGCCGTTTGTGCAGCCTGCACTGTGCCTAGCATATCGCGAGAGTTTTGTGCAGTATTTATTTGCTTAAGAACTGACTCTAAGAATGATGAAGCCCCTGTACTATTGGCGTTTGAACTCAAAATAGTTGGGGTAGTATTGTTTAATTGCCCAGTCAACGGACTCAAGTCAGTATCATAATGTGATACTGCAAAGCCTTCTGGGCTGTCCTCACTGACAGTGCCTACGCTGTATGACACTGCCTCGTACCCAATCTTCATATCAAAATCATTTACAGTATTGGATGCGTAATCCAATTTGTTATGACTCCAAGTTGTAATAACTGGGTTGCGTAATTCATAGCATACAAATTCATGTCGTGCCATTTGGTATATCTTGATATAGTTAAAAAACGGATCAGTACTGTTGTTGTCCAAACCGTATGCTGCATTTACAAAGTTAAAATTCTTGGTTGCGTTACGCATGTACGCACCCGAGTCGTTGGCTGCATTGGGATCACCATAGTAATAACTGTAATAGTTTTGCCATAATGTATTGGCCAAACCCATGTTATCATCATGAAACTTAATGTTAATCTCATTAAGTTTGTGTGTATATTGGATGATTTTCTTTCTGTTATACTGATTTAATGTTTCAGTCGAAACTGTATACGCAGGTAAATCAACTGCCTTTACCAGCATGTTAATTTCGTTACCATAACGCTGTACCAAATCAATGGTTTTTAGTGCTGCTGTGTTGATACCAAATGCCACGTGAAACTGAAACTTAAACTTGGGTGCAAGTCTAAATTGGTCAACGTTGAACAACTTGGCTGCATGTTGATAATCACGCAACGTGACGTTTGGGTCAGCGACTAATTTGTTATTGGGTGTAAAGGCCATACTATTATTTATTTAAATAATAAACTGCTTACTTTATCGAAAGCCATGAAAAAACCCGCCTTAGCGGGTTTTTGTATTATGCACCTAGAGCGTTTGTGCCGCCTGGGTTTCTCATAACTGGAACTGGAGCGCCAATTGCACCACCTGTTGTTTGAACTGCATTGTCAAAACGGATGCTGATGTCAATCATCGCAGCGCCTTGTTCACTGTATTTCAAATCTTGCCAGTTAGTTGATTCCAAGTAGCAACCATAACATTCCCAAGTTTCCAGAACGTTTGGTGCTGTGTTACCGTTACCACCGTCCAACATTTCAATACGCAATGTGAACTTGTAATCACCTGCGGCTGCTGCTGAACTCTGTTCAAAGAAGTCGAATTGTTTCTGGTTTTGCTCACCAACTAGTTTGCTTACTGCACCAGTTACGTCATCACGTAGTTTAACACTGATTGGTTCCCAAGCTGGCTTACCAGCATAGTGAATTTTACTGTTGTAAATTTCAATAACTTGATCTGTGAATTTAACGTTTGGACGAGCTGCTTCAGCAACTTGTTTTGTTAGCTCTACTGTACCTGAAGATACACCAAAATTCTCAAAAGACAGACGGAATCTGTACTTTAACTTTGGCATTAGCATACCCTGAGAGCTTGCGCTCTGGTCGGATGCTAATGGTACTGTAAAATTGCTTAATGCTGCGATTGCCATTTATATTCTCCTAATTATGCGCCAAGACCTTTGATTGCCCCAGTGTTTTCCAAGCGCAACGGAATGTAAATAAATTCCACTGCCTTGACTGGTTCAATAGCGATATCAACGTGCAATTCGTTTCTATCAATTCTTGCTGGTGTGTTGTTACTTGTGTCACAAACAACCAAGTAGTCATACAACGCACGTTGGCCAGTCAATTCAAGCATCAATGTTTCAACTTGTTGTTTGATCTCGTTACGTGTAATTGTATCGTTAGGCTCAAAGATATATGGTTTAGCAATAGCGTTCAATTGGTAACGTAGGTAAACTACCAAACGTGCTACGTTGATACGATCCAACGCACTTGCAACCAATTGACGTGTCTTTTGTCCATAAGCTACTAAACCAACGCCACCAATGTATGTAATTGGGTTAACGTGGATACTAGCCAATGTGTCTCTTTGTCCATTGTTTAATGCAACAGTTTGGAACTCACCTTCAGCAGTAACATAACCAACGCTGCTTGCGTTTGTTACACCACCACGGCGTGTACCAGCTGGAGCAAACCATTCATAGCTTACGTTATCGCTTAGAGCGAATGTACGTAACATAATGTGGCTTGGTGGAACTGCAATGTTGTTACCATTCAAGTCAGTTGTAAAGCCCCATGGGTAATAAACTGCACTGTATGGATCTGTGGATACTAAACCTTCTTCACCATCACCTGTTGCGCCGTTTACGTTATTACCCCAATCGCTCAATGTTGTAGCGTCTGGTGTTAAACGAGCTGGTGCATCAGAAATAACGAACGACAACAAACCACGGTCTGTGTTCAATGCGTTAAGTGCTGGCAATGTTTCCAAGTAACCTGGGCAGCTGATAATGTTAAACACGCGGCTGTCTTCATCACGGATTGCTTGGTTTTCGTTAATTAATGCGTTCAATGCTTTGACCACAACTGCACGTTGTGACTTGCGACCAAATGCACCCGCACCTTTTACAGTGTTAGGAGCCTCTGATACCCACTTGTTAACGTAGTAATCAGTTTGATCTGCGTCATCCATACGAGGATTAGTCTCGTTAACGTTAACGTATCCTTCTGCATAGCGTAGGATGTTGTTACCAGAACGGCGTAAGTTCCACAAAATCATACCCTGTGGATATAATGCTGGATCTGGAGCATCAAAATCTAAGAAATCGCTTTCCAACAAATCAGCAATAGTTGCTTTGTCTGCGGTTAATCCATCTGTATTCCAACGAGCATCGTGGAATAAAACACCATTTTCTGTTGTTTGATCTGTATTGTCCAACAATACCCACTTGCCAGTTGCTGCATCACCAACACGGCGATAGATCAATGGGTAATTTTCCAAGTCAGCTGTGCTAACCCAAATATCACCTTCAACTAGATCTGTACCATCGCTTTGTGTCTTTGGTGCAACTGCTTTAACTTGTGGACCTGCTGGGTCGGTATTTGGGAATTGGTTCTTATAACCAACCCATGTTGTACCGTCGTGTGCCATGATATCCACTTCATCAATTGTAGTGTTATACCATAGTTGACCATCTGCTGGGCTTGCAACTGGAGCGTCAGCACCAATTGATACTGTGGCTGGTTTCCATAACGAAGCAACATAAATGTCAGCATCGTTAGCATCTACATAAACGTTGGTGCTGTTACCAAACAAGCTGTTAAATGTTGTACCAACAGTATCAGTAAACTCAATATCGCCACCAAGTGTGTGCTTGATAACAATTGTATTGTTAAGAATTTCAGCTTTTACATAAGCAAATGCTTGGTTAATTAAGTTAACCAGTTCAAGTGCTGTGGTAAATCCTGTGATTGACACACTTGATCCATAGTTTAAGCTACCCTTTTCACTCACACGCATTGCAAATGCAGATGTTGGGAATGAATTTGGAATAGTTACAGATGTAATTGTTGTCGCCCCAGTGCCGTTTCTAGAATATAGTCTAAATTCAGCAGTTTCTGGAGTTGTTTGTGAGTCGTTTGAACGAACAAAATATGAGTCAGCAGTTAAGTTTGCACCGCCACCAACTTTGTCGATGCCATATAATGCTGCCAAATTGCTACCATAAATTGGTGCTGTTTGCAATACCCATGCGCCAGTTGCAGCATTGTATTTTTTAACAACATAGTCTGCACCGTGGTTTGGTGTAGTTGTTTTGATCCATACAGAACCAGTTGGGCGATTTTCGCCAGACAATTTGTATTGTGGTGGTTGTGTATGTGTTGAAACTGTTAATGCTGGGACTTTGTAAGTTTTAGCTGTCAATCCTGATTCAGCTAAACCAGTTCCAACGCTGTCAATTACTACATCAACGTCATTTGAATAAATTGTCAAATAACCGTTAACCAAACCAGCTGTAATTCCCAAATCACCCAATGCTGTGCTACCGTTGATAGCATCAACCATACCCTGTTGAGTTGTACCTGCGTTAGTGATTAAATGTGTATTAACTGTTAATGTATGACCTGAAGCACCATAAGTGCCATTGCTACCAGTGGCTGTGGGCAAGCTACCAATCCAAGCTGTAGATCCAACTTCAGTCCATGTACCATTGTTGTGCCATACAGAAACGTTGCCGCTTACTACCACAATAGCATAATCACCAGTAACACCAATGCTGGATAATGGAGCACCTGCATCTAACTTGGATGCTTCAGTGATAACGATTGGGGTCTGTACTGTAAATGTTTGTCCACCAGCTTGTGCTGCTGATGCTGCGTTCCACTCAAACACGCCAAATTGGGTACTTGTTGTATCCAACCATAAAGTGCCATCTGCAGGTGGGCCTGAAGGTTCAGTAGTTGTGCCTTCCAATTGGCTTAAATCTAAATCTGCACGAACAACGTATGCACGGTTGCTTACGCCCAAGAAGCTGTATGCTGCTTGCAAACCATATTCGTTCATTTCACCAGCGTGTACTGGGTTGTTGCTTGCGTCAGTTTGGAAGAATGGTACACCAAAAGTGTTGCCCAAATCCATTTGACTTGTAAGCAAATATACTTTACCAGCATTTGCTTTCAATGTTCCTGGTGCTGTCCCTGTGCCAGCACTGTTTGCTTTGTTTTCGCCCGAAGCGACGACAATTAGGGGTACTGTTCCTGGCGCTGATGGTGTGTAAAAACTTTCGTCAATTACCGTTACGCTTACGCCTGGTGAACTTAATTGTGCCATTTTGTAATCTCCATGAATACATGTTCTCGATGTATTTATAGCAATTTGGTAAATTCGAGCGTTTACGTAAAGGGCAGAAAAGGGTTAAATATTGTTATGAGACCACTATGTTCAGCATGTCAATGCCGTCCTGCAGCCGTGAACTACCACAAGCACGGGCGTGTGTATTACAGGAAGCTATGTGAAACGTGCAATAAGCACGGAGAAGCGCACGGAATACCTTTTTGGTATCGTAGTGGGTACCGCATGAAAAAAATGTGCGATAAGTGCGGATTTAAAAGTTCGCATCCCGAAGTGTTCAATGTATTCCACATTGATGGAGATTTGGTCAATTGTAGACCCGCTAACTTAAAAACGATATGTGCCAATTGTCAACGGGTGTTACACAAAGAAGGTATTAAATGGAAACAGGGCGACCTTGTCCCTGACTTATAACTTCTCTGATTTGTTCATACAAATCATCGATACTGCTGTTGTTGTACACTACAAAATCAAAATTGGTACCAACCCATGCCGTTTCGCTAGCATGAATTCCTAGTTTGGCAATCTTTTCTTTACTCAATGCCCAGGTCATATTACCAACTTCACCGCGATTCATGCTTTCCGCTGCTTCATACCATTCTGGTTCATCACCTCGTTTTACACGGATAACAATACCGCCAGATTCACGGATTGACTTAATTTCATTGGGGAAACGACAGTCACTGATAACAATGTCATCTGTCATATTTCGCAGTTTGTTTTCCAAACTAGCAATCCAGATATCATCGTGAAAGCCTTTGCGGCAAACTTCTGTACCCCAATTTTGCAAAATGAAACGCGGTGTAATAGTCATTCCCAAACGCTTTGACCACCACTCGTCTGGAACTTCACGCCATTCGCGAGCTGCTTTTGTGCGCCCTTCAAGTAAAGTTCTGTCCCAACCAAATACAACGCTCACTGCGTCTTTGAGTGTATTTGCGAAACTTTCGCGTCTAAAAC